GCCGTGCGCGCGCCGAAGTACCTCGGCCGCCTGTCCCGCGTCGCCGTCGCGGTCTGATCCCTGACACCACCTGGCGGAGCCCGGCCGTGCCGGGCTCCGCCCCTGCCCTGGAGTGATACGCATGGCCGCACTTCTGGCCAAAGCCCGCGCGGGCAACGCCGCCGGCTACGGACCGCATGGCCCGTGGCTCTACTCGTGGCCGGTCGACGGCGCCGCGATCGAAGTCCCCGACTACGTCCTGGCCGAGCTCGGCGCCCAGGACGGCTTCACGGTCGTCTACGAACCCGACCCCGAACCCGAGGCGCCCGCCGAGGCGTCACCAGAGGCCCCGGCCACGGTCCCGGCTGTCGACGCCCCCGACGGCGCGCCCGAACCGGACCCCGAGCTGACCGAGCCGGCCGCCGAAGCCAACCTCTCCGAGATCGCACCGGCCGACCCGGTGGTCGAAACCCCCAAGCCCACCGGACGCCGCAGCAAGTAGAGGCCCGCCGAGCAGCGAGGAGGGCTTCCTGATGGCCGCCGACTCCCCGATCCCGCTGGCCACCACCGCCCAGCTCAAGAGCGGCGCCTTCGCGGACCTGGTACGCAACTACCCGTCGGGGACGATCGACCAGGCGATGATCGAGGCCACCCGGGAGCTGGAGGGCATGTGCTCCCGGCGGCTGGCCCCCTTCACGCTCACCGAGACCCACCGCGCCGAGGGCATCGACCCCGACGAGTACACCGACTCCGGGAACATGCCGCTGGACATCCGCGGGGCCATCGGCATGTCCTACGCCACCGCCCTCGGGTCGACGTCACTGGTCCGGCAGGTCTGGCTCAACGAGTACGCGCCCAGGCACCCCGAGTACTGGACGTACTCCAACGTCGCGATCACGATCGTGCGCTCCTACGGCGGCAGCCAGACCGTCACGACCCTGCTCGACGGTCCGGACCCTGACAGCGGACACGTCTGGTTCCAGCTCGGCCTGTTCCTGCCGATCGGCTCCCGGGTGCACGTCACCTACTCCGGCGGCTACAGCACCGTCCCGGCCGACCTGGTCCGCGCCTGCAAGTACCTCGGCGCCGCCTACGTGATCGACGAGCTCGACCCGCTCGGTGACCACGGCCACGACCCCGACGTGCTGCGCGTCAAGGCCGCGGACATGCTCCTGCCCTACATGCGCGAGTAGCACCGATGGCCAGCCGATCCAAGCGGCACCTGTCCGCCGCCGCCCGGGCCGCACTGTCCAAGCGCATGCGCGGCCGCAAGCTGTCGGCCGCGGCCCGGGCCAAGCTGGTCGCCAAGATGAAGGCCCGCTGGGCCCACCTGTCCGCGGCCCAGCGGAAAGCCCTGGTGGCCAAGCGCACCGCGTCGATGCGCAAGAAGCTCGCCGCGATGACCCCGGCCCAGCGTGCCGCCCGCAAGCAGGCGATGGCCGCCAAGCGAAAGGCCTCCCTGGCCAAGCTCACCCCGGCCCAGCGCGCGGCCCGATCGGCCAAACGCACGGCTTCGCTGCGCCAGCACCTGGCCGCGATGACCCCGGCCCAGCGCGCGGCCCGCCGGGCCAAGCAGTCCGCGTCGATGAAAGCCGCGAATGCGAAGCTGACCGCCACCCAGCGGGCAGCGCGCAAGGCCAAGCTGTCCGCGGCGCTCAAGGCCTCGAACGCCAAGCTGACCGCCGCTCAGAAGGCCGCGCGGACCGCCAAGCGCACCGCGGCTCTGCGCAAGTCCCTGGCCGCGATGACGCCCGCTCAGAAGGCGGCACGCCAGGCCAAGATGTCGGCCGCCCGGCGCGCGCACCCCTCCCACCGCGGCGCCGCCACTGCGCACGCCAAACGCGCCGCCCGGCACTCCGCCGGACACCACAGCTCCTCACGCCGACGCTCGACCAGCCACCACACGCGAACCAGGAAACGACGCCGGCGGAGGTGAACCCTTCGTGTCCACCGCCGATGCCGTCGCCCGCGAGACCGCGTGGCTCACCATGTCCGGCGATGGCCTGCCGGCGCTGCTGACCACCGCCGGCGGCCGCTGGGACGTTGTGCAGGCCTACGCACCCCGGACATCGCCCACCCGCAAGAACCAGATCTGGGTGCTGCGGCGCAACATCCGCGTCGCGCGGTCCGCCAACATCCGCCGGATGCCGCACTACCACTTCGAGCTGATCTGCGGCTGGACCCTGTCCTCCGGCACCGGCGACGCCGAGAGCGACCAGCAGGCGTTCGACGACGCCATCGACGACGTCATCGCCCGCATCGGCGGCCAGGTGCTCGACAAGACGCACGGCGGCGCCTTTCTGTCCGCCGCTGAGGACCCGACCTCGATCGACGTGCAGTTCCTGCCCGCCCCGCAGTCCATGACGGCCTGCGTGTTCGAAGCGCGGATCACCTACGAGGCCGACGACCTCGAATTCACCGGCTGACCTCCAGCCACACCCCCCTCACCCCGGCCGGCGCCGCAGGCCTCGGCACACCCCTCCCTCCCGCACGTCTGGAGTCCGCTGTGCGCCAGCGCAACGACACGGGCTACGTCCGCCACGTCTCGGCGTGGCCAACCGACGAGTACCCCGACCTGTCCCCGTTCACCGTCGGCCCCGGCGAAGTCGTCGACCACCCCCAGCTGCTGGCCGGCTTCACATCCCTGGAGCCGCCGCCGGAACCGGCCGCCGAACCGGAGGCCCTCGCTGAGGCGCCCCCGGAGCCGGCCGTCGCCCCCAGGCCCAAGAAGAACGCCGCGCAGCCGGCCATCGCATCCGGAGGTGACTCGGCATGACCGTCCTTTCCCGCCTCGGATACATCGGCGGCTTCAAGGAGAGCGTCCAGGGCACCTACGGCGCCCCCACCATCGACTTCGCCGTGACCAAGTGCGACGCCGAGGACGTCTACAACCCGCTGCGCGACGAGAGCTACCGGAACAACGACACCGGCCTGCAGGGGCTCTATCAGGGCGAGGGCCAGTCGACGTTCGACTTCGACACGATGGCCTACGCCGATGCGCTGCCGTATCTGTTCCGCGCCATCATCGGCCCGGACACCGTTACCGCCGGCGTGACGACCACCCTGACGGCGGACTGCCTGGCCGGTGGAGGCCTGGGCGGCACGCCGCTGTCGTTCACCGCCAACCCCGGCTCGAACTCGATCATCCAGATCTCCGACAGCGGCGGCGCGAAGCTGGAGTACGTCCAGATCGGCACCGTCTCCGGCTCCGGGCCGTACACCGCGAACGTCACCACCCCCTCGACCGGCACCAAGTACGCCCACACCGCGGCGGGCGGCTCGGTCATCTCCCAGTCGACACACAGCTTCAAGCAGAACCCGACCGCCGCGCAGACCAGCTGGGCTTTCACGAAGTACGACGTCGCGGTCAACGCCTTCGGATCGCACTCGCGCGGGTTCTCCGGCTGCAAGTGCACCGAGCTCGCCATCAAGATCGACCCGAAGGCCATCGTCACCGCGGCGTCGAAGTTCATCGGCTGGCTGTCCGCCGAGGTCGCCGACCCGTCCTCGCCGAGCTTCACCGCCGTACAGCCGGCGCTGGGCTGGCAGTGGACCATGACCAACGGCGGCGCATCCAGCACCCGAGGGCTGTCCTACGACATGACCCTCAAGCGGCCGGTCGAAGCGATCCACAGCTCGGACGGCACGCAGCAGCCCCGCGAGACGTTCCAGGGCGTCTTCGACTTCACCGGCGCCTACAAGGCGATCTTCGAGTCCGACGCCGACCTCAACCTGTACCTGCAGTACCTGCAGCAGCCCTGCACCGCCACGCTCACCCAGCCCGTCGTCTCCGGCGGCTCGGTCATCACGATGACCTCCTCCAAGAGCGGCTGGAACAAGGGCAAGACCGACTGGTCCGGGGTCTACATCGCCGCCGACTTCTCCCTCGACGGCATCTACAACGCCACCGACAACGGTGCCTTCTCGGCGACCATCACCAACTTCGTCTCATCCGCCTACTGATACGCAAAGGAGATCCCCATGGCAGGACTCAAGGGCCGGCTCATCACGATCGAGTTCCCGGAACTGACCGAGGACGGCGAGGAGCTGCTCTACGTCACCATCCGCAACCCGCAGCTGGTGCCGCTGGGCGAACTCGTGTCCAACCTCGCCACCGACGCCGAGGGCCGGCCGCTGAACTCGGATCAGGCGCTCTGGGAGTCCTACGAACGGATCGCCAACCTGGTCACGGACATGAGGATGTTCGACGCCAGCGTCAAGACCGACAACCAGCCGCTGCTGCCGATGCCGGCGACCGCCGAAGGCGTCTCGAAGTTCCCGCAGATGGTCACGACCCGCATCGCCGAGCGGATGAACGGCGCGACCGCGTCCCCTTCGACGACCCCGGATTTGCCGACGTCCTGATCGAAGTCGAGAGCATTCTCGACGGGACGTGGGCATCCGGGGCTGCTCCGGAGGAGTGGGTCATGTTCGAGCTCATGCGCGAGATGCGCTGGTCCTGGGACCAGTACGAGGCGACCCCTCCCTACGTGCGTCACCTGTGCTGGATCTTCACGATGAAGTCTCGGCAGGCCCACAACGACCGGCTGCGCCGCGCCCAGCGTGCCGCAGAGCAGCCGGCGGGAGCGATGCGGGTGAGGCGGTGACATGGCCACCGAGCTCAGACCAGGTGCGTTCACGAAGCTGTGCGCGGAGATCGCGGCCGAATCACGCCTGAGGTCGGTCAAGACGCTGACCGAGCTGGCCGCGAACATCGAGAAGCAGGCGAAGATCAACGCCTCGAACAGCTCGCACAAGTACGGCACCAAGACCCCTGCGCTACCTGGTGAAGGACCGTCGGTGATCTCGGGGAACCTGCGCCGCGCGATCACCCACACCCCGGTGCGCACGGTCGGCCCGGACACGCTGGAGATGCTGGTCGGCACCGCGATCGGGTTCCCCGCGCCGTACGGGTCCAGGACGCCGGCGAACCGGTACGGCTTCTACCTGGAGATCACCGGGGTCGGCCCGCACAAGAACCGGTACCCGTTCCTGCAGCCCGCCTTCAAGTTCTCCATGGGCGTCCCGGCCCGGCTGATCTACGCCAAGAACTTCGGCTACGGCTGGAAGACGCTCATCTGACCCGCCCCCGCGCCCCGCCTGATCGCCGCCGCTCGCGGCCGTCGAGGACATCCGTGAGGGGGCGCGTCATGGCCACCGAGGTTGCCGATCTCTTCATCAAGCTCAGCCTCCTGTCCGGGCCGCTGAAGAGCGAGCTGCAGGCGACGGGCGTCGAGGGCGAATCGCTGATCAAGAAGATGGGCGGCATCGGGCCGGCCATGACGAAGGTCGGCGGGATGGTCGCCGCGGCCGGGGTCGGCCTGACCGCGGTCAGCGTCAAGATGGCCGGCGACTGGCAGCAGTCGATGACCAAGCTGGTCACCTCCGCCGGCGAGACCGGCGACGTGATCCACGGGAAGCTGACCGGCGAGATCGCGTCGGTCTCCGACCAGATGCTCAAGATGGCCGTGTCTACGGGCACGTCCACCAAGAGCCTCGCGGACGCCATGTACTACGTGGAGTCCGGCGGCTATCACGCCGCGAACGGCATCAATGTTCTGCGTATCGCCGCTCAGGGCGCGAAGGCCGAGGGCGCCGACGTCACGACCGTTGCCGACGCGCTGACCACCGCGCTGCGCGACATGGGCGACACGACCGGCAAGACGGCCGTGCCCATGATGAACCAGATGATCGCCGCCGTCGGCAGCGGCAAGATGACCATGGAGCAGTTCGCCGGGTCGCTGCACTCGGTGCTGCCGCAGGCGCACGCCGCCGGGCTCAGCTTCGCCGAGGTCGGCGGCGCGGTCGCCACGATGACCGCCGAGGGCACCAGCGCCGATCAGTCCACGCAGATGCTCGGCCACACCATCTCCTCGCTGCAGACCCCGAACCAGCTCGCGGTCAAGTGGATGAACCAGATGGGCCTGTCCTCGGTCGACCTGCAGGAGCACCTGGGCGAGCGGGGCCTGACCGGAACCCTGACCATGATCAACCAGGCGATCATGGACCACATGGGCCCGGACGGCCAGTACTTGGTCAAGACCTTCGCCCAGTCCAAGGACGCCGCCGCCGGCCTGCAGACGATGCTCCAGTCGATGCCGACCGTAGTGAAGAACCTGTCCACAGAAGTCATCAACGGCGTCATCTCGACCAAGGACTACAACGCGGCCCTCAAGAGCCTGTCCCCGGACCAGCAGGCGATGGGCTCGGAGTTCCTGACCAACTACAAGAACGCCAGCAGCTTCAACCTCGCGCTGCGCGGCAGCGGCACCGACGTCCAGACCTACGCCGGGGTGCTACGGCACATGCTCGGCGACCAGGTGGACACCAACACCGCGCTGCAGATCGGCGGCCTGAACCTCGCCGCCCTGACCCAGAACGTCCAGACCGTCTCGGATGCCTTCAAGAAGGCCGGCAACGACATCAGCACCTGGGGGACCATCACCCAGGGCTTCAACTTCAAGATCGACCAGCTGAGGCAGGACCTGGTCACCACCGCGATCCGGATCGGATCCGACCTGATCCCGAAGATCGAATCCGTGATCGACTGGATGACCAAGCACAAGACCGCGGTCCGGATCCTCGCCGAGGCGATCACCGGCCTGCTGTTGGTGGCGCTGGGCATGTGGATCAAGGCCATGACCACGGCGCTGATCAAGACCATCGCCGAGGGCAGCGTCCAGCTCCTCACCTTCGCCGGCCGGATCATCGCCACCTCGGCGGTGATCACCATGTCGATGGTCCGAGCCCTGGTGCAGGCCGCCGCCGCCATCGGCGGGTTCATCCTCAAGCTGCTGCTCGGCGACGAGGTCCTCGACGCCATGAAACTCAAGCTCGCCGCCGCGGGCATCGGGATGCAGACCCTCACTGCCGAGACCGAAGCCAGCACCACCGCCGCCGAGACCGCGGCCGGCGTGCGCGGCATCGGCGGCCTGGCCAGCAAGATCGGTGGCGCGATCCCGATCATCGGCGGCATGGTCGCCGGCGGCCTGGCGCTGGGCAGCTGGATGGAGGGCATCACCAAGCAGGCCGGTGACGCCAGCGTCAACGTCGACCAGTTCACCACGGCGATGATGAACGCCGACACCGCCTGCAACAACCTCAGCATCAACGCCGCCGACGCCAAGAACATGCTGAAGATGCTCGGCGTCCAGTCCGCTGACGACGCCGAGCCGATGGCCGCCGCCGGCATTGCCATCGCCAAGGCCGGCCAGATGCTCGGCGACGGCGCCCAGGCGACCCAGAAGTACGACGGCGCCCTGGCCCAGCTCGTCGCCAGCGGCCACGCGGACCGGGCTGCGGCGCTGATGGAGCAGATCACCGCCGCGACCGACAAGAACGGTAAGGCGCTGATCAATACCGCGCAGGACTTCCCGCAGTACTTCGCGGCCCTGGACCGGCAGGCAGCCCAGCAGGCGACCGCTGTCACCAGCACCACCGACGCGACATCGGCACTGAACGACCAGGTGACCTCGCTCAGCGACGTCACCGGTGCCGCCAACGACACCGCCACCGCGCTCGGCGACGTCTCGCAGCAGCAACAGGACATGACGGCCGGCATCGAGGGGTCCAAGACCCTAGACAACTACACCAAGCAGCTTGAGAACGTCAAGAAGGCGTTGCAGGACAACGGTGCCGAGATCAAGGGCAACAGCGACGCCGCGCTGGCCAACCGCGATGCGCTGCGCAACGGCGCCCAAGCGATCGTCGACAACTACAACTGGCAAATCAAGATGAAGGTCGGCATCCCGCAGGCCACCCAGACGATGAAGGACCAGATCCAGCAGCTGATCAACACCTCATCGACGTCGGACAAGACCCGCGCGGCTGTCAAACAGTACCTCGACACCCTCGACCTGATCCCTCCGGACGTGACGACGAACCTGAACCTCAACACGTCGCAGGCCAAGGGCGCCCTCACCGACATCCAGAAGGAGCTGGCCGCCAGCGGCGTCGCCATCATCGGCGGGAACACCGTCGTCCACGGCGCCGGCCAGTCCCGCGCGGCCGGATTCGCAGACGGCGGATACGTGCCCGGGGCCAAGGGCGCGCCGATGCTCGCGGTGGTCCATGGCGGGGAGTACGTGCTCAGCAACGACATGCTCGACGGCACCACCAGCATCGGGGCCAGCCCGTCCGGGACGCCGTCCGGCGGCACCACGATCATCAACAACATCCAGGGATCTGTGCTGACGGCCCGCGACCTGCGCGATCTGATGCAGACCCAGATGTTGCAGCAGGGCGGCCGGTTCTCGTCGTCCTACCCCGCCTACAAGCGCTGAGCAGCGCAGAGCCCGGGGGTGGATAGGCATGGGACTCAATCCGAACTGGCCGGTCCTGCGGGCCGAGGGGGAGTTCACCACGAACTCCCTCAACCTCACACCCGGCAGCACGCCGCCGTGGGGCAACTACGCGGCCCGGCTCTACCAGCAGTGGTCGGCACGCCACGGCATCCAGTACGAGCTGGACCAGGCGATGTCCGGGGAATGGCTCGGCTCGCTGCTCAACAAGGACGGGTTCCTCGACCCGTCGAACGCCAGCAGCCCGCTGTCGCCTGGGGTGCTGCCCTACCGCGGGTGGCGGCAGCGGGCCCAGTACCCGCCGACGCAGAACCTCCTGACCGCCGACCAGGCCACCGGCGGCGAGGGCACGCCCCTGGCACCGGGAACCACCGGCTCGACCGCCGGCGTGACCTGGACCGGGTCCTCGACGAGCAGCGGCCCGGCCGTGACCGCCTCGGCATCGGCCTACCAGGGCACGCAGGTCTGGCAGAACACGATGGCCGCCGCC